ACACGTTCGATCTCTGGTGCCTTTTCATCCTTAATGTTTTCTTCGAACCATATAACACTCAAAGTCTGCTGACCATTTTGTTGTTTTGATTTATAGCAACCCTTGCGAATCACCATACCATCAACAACTGCATACACAAACTGACCTAAATGTTTTGTTGGGCAATCGGCTTTGAGGAAAACCATTCCCTCGTTTTGCTGTTCACCTTCCATAACATAAACAATTTCTGATTCTGGAATATCTATTGGCATATAAACCTCACATAGTGGCGGAAGGTGTAGGATTCGAACCTACGTGACTTTTACATCCATCTCTTTAGCAAAGAGCGCTAATAGGCCTCTCTAGCAACCTTCCAGTAAAACAAGGACTCATGTTGGCCAAGGCCTTTTTCGTGCTTGGCGCCGCGAGTCTCCGGCCTTTGCCCCACTTGCCTGAACAGTACGAGGCTAATTGGTACCCGGTGACGGGATCGAACCGCCGACAATCGCCGTGTAAAGGCGGCGCTCTACCAGCTGAGCTAACCGGGCGTCTTTCTATAAAAGTTATAGTATATCATCATCGAATACCATGTGAAAGACAACAGTGTATACCAGGCACCAGCTGCCGCGGAATAGTATTGACCAAGTGAGTATAGAAGGATTGTTCCTGAGATTTGACCAGTATACCCTATGAGAGGGCTAAAGGGATGAATACCCTTTACAATTTTATCTCTGTAGAGTCTATGAATGTTCATTATCACAGCAACACTAGCTATGATAGGAAATAGGCTATTGAATTGATCTAATGTCATAATTAAAGTTGGTAGCGGAGGATGGATTCGCACCACCGGTCTTCAGCTTATGAGGCTGACGAGATTCTACTTCTCTACTCCGCAATAAAAGTCTCGGTTTATCTATCGCCACACATTGCGCACTGTGCCCTAGATTCCTTATTTACGAAAAACAGCCATCGCTATGCGACAAACCTTACACCGAAAGGTAGGGCGGCTGGTTGCTTATTTATAATACCTTTCCTTCAGCTCTCATCTCTGCTAACCATTCTTCTTCACCAACAAATGTTGAGCACTGGGCAAGTTGTTTTTCAATTTCTTTCTGAGCAAGATAAAGCTGTTGCTTATATGGCCAGTTAACAAACCCAGTAAGGTTTGGGTCTCTAGCGTTCTCAGCTGTTCGCCACACTTCCTTTAGTAAACTGTTATTCATAATAACCTCATTGAAATGGTGCCCCCGGACGGAATCGAACCGCCGACATCCTGATTACAAATCAGGCGCTCTACCAGCTGAGCTACAAGGGCGTATATGTATGTTACAATGTACAGCAAAAATAGTCAACGACTATTCTGATGTAAAAAATCTGCTAACTGACTAGCTATACCAAGTCCGTTAATGTTAGTTGCATAACTAGCGACTGACCATGTGCCGTATTCTCCCTTTTTGAGGGTAAGCATTTTATTATACTTGGCGTTGGCACTAAGCTGCTTAATTGCTTCTAAGCATATATTTCTAAATGGACCATTGCGAGCGGCCTGTGTAAGCTGGTTTACAGCAAGCGTCTTAGCATGCTGCCAAAATTCTGTATCAAAAGCCGAGCCAGCAAAATAATGTAGGCATATCATATCAATCGAGCCTTGGTTCATAAACAGATAATTTTTATTCGCTTTCTCTAGACTCGTAACACCAGTAATCACACCAAGCATGTCTCTATTGATAAGCATCATGTTTCCAATTGTAGTTGCTTCAAGTGGTTCAGTGAAAAAAGATGCGTTACCGTTGTATGCAATATTACCTATAAAATTTTGTCGGCGGCAATAAGAGTAAAATGAAAATGTATTTGTCGTATCACTGGGCGTTAAGGCAAACTCTTTAAATACATTTTTTACATCCTCTTTGATTTCATCAAGAGTGTTAATTTTATTGTTATAGAGATAGCCAATTGCACATCTGTTTTGGAGAGGAATGCCAAACACCCAACCATAAGGTCTTGCAATGGTCAGCGTGTGTTGGAATCTCGGAAAATCCCAAAAGCATTGAGTAACATGAACTGAGTTCACAGGAATATTTCTGGATTCGTAAAAGTTATCATCCAGACTTTTTGGACGACCAGAACAATCAATTATGTAATCAGCATCAATATCGCTAGCCTTTACGTTCTGATCAATCATTCGTACCTTACCTTCAAGACGCTTGGCAATATATTGCTGCAACTTAACGGCATTAAAGTGGTAACCAACAGCTGGAGGTGAAAAGTCATGGAAGTAATAAGAATTTTCTTTACCCCAATTGTACTTTGCAATACCTGACTTAAATGTTCCATTAACCTCTTTGAGGTCTTCGTACCTAAAATTTAATACGTTAAGAAGTTGTCTAGGCACAATAAGATTTGACCCCTCGCCGACAGCTTGGGTAGGAATGCTTGAGTCAGCATACCACGTTACTTCTGCATTTTCTTTAAAGTGGTGTTCATGAGCAAAAAAGCCAGCTGATATTGCGCCAGCTGTTCCTGCACCAATAATTGCTATTCTTTTTGTCATAAGAAATGTCCTATTAAAGCCATACATGATAGCCACACCCAGATCGTATTGAATCCAACCAATGTTGGAAGCAGCTTTTTATTGCTAGCCCAGATGAGACCAATACTAGTTATTAATGTAAATATGTATAACCACCAATACTGTAGACCAAAAATTAAACCCGGTATGATAACTACCGCCTTAGTTAACCAACTAGCAAACTCAACAATGTTGTAGTCTGTCCAGTATTGTTTTTGAAATAGGTTTAAGTAGCAGTCTTTAATTGACTTCCACCCAACAGCCGTATAGACCATTATAATACAAGCTAAGGCAAATAAAGAACCGTAGATAAGTTGTGTTGTAATTACATTCATATTTTTATCCTTTTTTATCCCAAATTGGCGACCCCGGCTGGATTCGAACCAGCGACCCACAGCTTAGAAGGCTGTTGCTCTAATCCACTGAGCTACGGAGCCAGCAACTGGTGCGACTGGTCGGACTTGAACCGACATGGCTAACGCCGACAGATTTTAAGTCTGTTGTGTATACCGATTCCACCACAGTCGCAAAATGGTCGGATATGCAAGATTCGAACTTGCGACCCCCTGCTCCCAAAGCAGGTGCACTACCAGACTGTGCTAATATCCGATTTGTATACTATACTATATCTATGGTGGAAAGTAAAGTGGTAGGACCTAGGAGAGTCGAACTCCTGACCAATAGATTAAAAGTCTACTGCTCTACCAGCTGAGCTAAGGTCCCAGAATTAAAATGGCGACCCGTACCGGACTTGAACCGGTGGCCTCATGCGTGACAGGCATGCGTTCTAACCAACTGAACTAACGGGCCTGAAATATTATGGTGGGAAAGGAAGGATTCGAACCTACTCAGCCTAAGGCGACAGATTTACAGTCTGTTGTGACTCTCCAACTTCACCGCTTGCCCACATTGTTTTGTTGAGGAGCATGGATTCGAACCACGATAAGCAGGATCAAAACCTGCTGTCCTGCCGTTAGACGACTCCTCAAAATAAGTGCAGGATGGGATAGTTGGGATTGCTCACTCCAGGCATCCGATGGAGGCAACACATTACTGCTTGCCACATCCTGCGAAAATTGGTGGAGGATGAGAGAATCGAACTCTCAACTCTGCGATGCAAACGCAGCGTGTTCCCATTAGCACTAATCCCCCAAATAAGGTGTGGGCTACCATTCAAGGTTTGTCTTAATCCTTACCCCCACACAGCAAGGTTGCAATCCGTTCGCCCTCATAATTCGATCAGTGTTACCGAAACGGATAAGCCCTTACACTGAAAGGATGTCGCGCGCAACATCAAGATGGCTGGCGTGGTAGGGATCGAACCTACGACAGAGTGATTAACAGTCACTTGATCTACCGCTGATCTACACGCCAATAATATATGTGCATGGCACCGGATGAGGGAGTCGAACCCCCGTTAACGGTTTTGGAGACCGCTGTAATTCCGTTATACCAATCCGGCAAACAAAATGGTGGACCGTGTAGGGTTCGAACCTACGACCTGTTGATTAAGAGTCAAATGCTCTACCAGCTGAGCTAACGATCCATAATATGGTGAACCTGGCGAGATTCGAACTCGCGTTACGGCCGTGAAAGGGCCACGTCCTAGGCCTCTAGACGACAGGTCCAATAATAAGTGCCGGTTACTAATCCGGCGTCACACTATGCTCCGTGGTGACAGTCCACGCTGCTACGATAACAGGTAGCAGTCTGTAATTGGTGCCCATGGAGGGACTCGAACCCCCACGCTTTCGGCGACGGCTTCTAAGACCGTTGCGTCTACCAATTCCGCCACATGGGCATAAAAGGTCCACGCTTTTCACCGTTACAACAACAAAACGGTTCGGGCCGACAACAATTGGCCTACCTACAACGAGGGGGTGGCGGGACACCCAACTAATAAGGTCGCAATTAAGCCTACCTGAACAGCAAGCCGAGTATAATACTCTAGTCGGTCTAAAAAGGACTAACTAACGCCGACAGGTCGCGAAGCACCTAATTGGAATTCGTATTTTTAAACAACTGAACAAGAGCACAATGTCTTATTCAGGGCCTAGCATTATCTGCTAGAGCAATATGTATGTCAACAGTATTTGAGATACGGACACTATACACAAATGGCAGAATCGGTCAACCATGAAGATCAAGGAGTTACGTAATTGACCATAACTTGTTGATTTTTAAGGAGTTATAACTTGTTGATTCTACTGGGGAATTTGAGAGCGCGTTTTGACGCGTATACACGAAAATTGAGCTAGTAGCACGCCAATCATACACAACTACACCTTCTAGACGACCTCGAAACATGTAACCTATTGATTCTAAAGGAAAACGTGTTTTGAACGATTTAGAACGCTGGTCTGTAACCTATTGATTCTAGTAAGGATTTTTAGGGCGTAAAAATTGCTCGACCAAACGCTCTGCATAGCGGAGGTCATGGCACTGTATTCTCTCTTCTATGTTGAGATTCTTATCTGTAAGAACACAGATGATGTCTTCGTGGTTGTTGACAACGAGTTCAGCAACCTTATTGTTAACTGACATTGACCGGTAGATTAGACTCATTGTTATACTGTTCCACTAGTTGTAAAAGTTTAGCTTTGACTTGTATTATATTATAGACTGGTCCAAGATACAACACGTTGAGTTTTTCGTATTTCGTTTTTGGGAACATTCTCTTGTAATGGTATAGGGCTGCACCCATTGCCTGAGCTGAATCAGCAGCGATAGGTTCGATATAAAAATTAATGTCAGGAAATCTTTTTTTCAATATTGAATTTGCTAATATGTTAAGAGCACAACCACCTCCAAGTACTATATTGTTACAAGGTCGAAGGCTCAATGCTTGTTCTACTCTTTTGATAAAAATTGTTTCAGTCGCTCTTTGAACATTATATGCTAAATTCTTTTTAGTGTTCTCGGAAGGGTCAACCAAACTAGGATATAAGAATGTATTGAGCTGACTATCATTTCTAAAAAAGTTGGCATCGGATATTGCTCTACCATCTAACAACATAGGTGGTAAGTTGTTTTGCTGTCCATATGCTGCAAGACCCATCGTCTTACCTGCTTCTGTAGATGAGCGAAATCCTATGTGTCTAGTTATAGTGCCATACATCTTACCTATATCAAGATTTGGGGATATGTCAACTTCACAATTAAATAATTTTTTAATGTTCTTTATTACATTGTCGTTCCAACCTGTCAGATCGTAGTCAGTGGCTTTGTAATGTAAATTTTTATATAGTGGTGTAATCCCATCATCAGCAAAAAAGATTGTCGTCGTTTCAGAAAGCATACCACTTTCCCACGCCCAACCCGAACCAACTCCATCCATCACAATACATAGAGCTTGATCGAACCCTGATGTATAGAAGCCAGTTGCTGCGTGGTACAAATGATGGTTAGAATTGTCTACTACAAATTTGCCGCACTCAATTCCAGCCTTACTAAACTTTTGTTTTATTGCAGATAAGGATTCGGATACCTCGAAGCCACCTGGTCTAGGTAATTTGTTGAATGTTTTAAGTTTAACGTCTGTAAGATTATGATCATAAACATTTACACATATAACGCAATCAATGCGGCTTGTGTATTGCTTAATTAAATTAATATTACTTTGGGATATTTTCTGCGTATGCTTATCACGGCTTATGCGCTCGCATTGCCAAGCTGCTACAATTGCTGCATCCTGCATAATACATATACAAGAATCATGATTAGATGATGATATGGCTACTGTGTAGTAACTCATTTGGATACTATAAGTTCAAGTTCTGGCAAATACAAATAATCTATCTTAGATTTTGCAAATGTTCTAAATGCGTCATCTATTGTCTCAACGAGTGGATCGCCAGCCAAGTTAAGAGACGTATTCAGAATCATTGGTACAGCTGTGATGTCATTAAATGCTTTAATGAGATTGTAATAATGAAAGTTTTGTTGTTGTGTAACAGTTTGTATTCGACATGAACCATCAACATGAATTACACACGGAATGATGTGTTTCTTATTCTCCCTACATGTGAACGAAAATGTCATGTAGGGTGACTCATCTACTCCAATCATATCAAACCAATCGTTTGCATACTCTAACAACATTGATGCAGCTAGTGGTCTAAAGTATTCTCTGCCCTTTACACTATTGACGTGGTCCTTCCCATTTGGGTCAAGAGGTGTGTAGAGCATTGATCTGTTACCCAAAGCCCTGGGACCGCTCTCGGATCTGCCTTGAAAGATAGCTACTATCTTTTTATCTGCAAGTAGCGTAGCAACATCTTTATATTGAATATTTTCTTGTAAGTTCATTTATATAGTGCTTATCCAAGTTATAATGAGGACCACCGTAAGGATTAAATACAAGTTTATCTAGGCAACCGCTAAGTGTATAAAAATAAAGGGCTGCAGCACCAAGAGCATTTGTACAATCAGCTGCTACTGGATCTATGTATATGTTTTTATTAGGATACTTTTTTTTGATTAAAGAATTGCCAAGAATGTTGAGAGCGCAGCCACCGCAAATAACAATATTATCGTCCCTACACATCTCTGCTCGAGATAAAAATGTTTGTTCAAGCTGCTTCTGTATCTCATATGCTAACTTGGATTTGATGTCAGATTGAAATGGCCCATAAGCAGAAAGACCCATTGTCTTACCTTCGCCACCCATCTTTGGGAATCCGATGAGGTGAGAAACAATAGTATACCTAAAACCGATATCAGTATTTGTTGAAACATCCAAGTGCTTGATGTTACTGAATTTTTTCTTAAACTTTCTAACATCCTCTTCAGTAATTGATATATTAACATTCATTCTTGAGTCAAAGCGAAGTCCACTATCATATATACCAACTGTAAAGTTTTTATATAGGCAGTCGAAGGTATTTGGAAACCTAACATCATATACAGATGTTGTCTCGCTTGCTCTGATATTATCAGATGGCCTAAATTTTGTAAGTGATCCAGCACCATCAATCACAAGACAGGATGCATGATCAAACTGTGACATATAAAAGCCGGCTGCGGCGTGGAATTTGTGATGATCGGTATTATTAATATTAGATCTAACTACCTTGACATTAGAAGATTTTAGACACTCAACGATATCGTGAAGATTTTCTTTCGAGCAAGAAGTGACTATTAAGTAATCTATTTGATTAGTTATTTCTGAAACTAACTTCAAACATTCATATGGAATTGTTTTACAATATTTTTTTCTATTCAATCTTTCTTCTAATATAAAAAGAACTACTTCGTTGTCTTTGAGTAGAGCTATAGAGGAATGATGTGATAGGTTGATACCAAGCGTGTACATTACTTCAATGGGTGGTCAGGAAACTCTCTATAGCATTGATTCTTGATACAATAGAGATTAAGGACACCTTTCTCGTAACCTCTAGCCTCTACTTCCCATGGGAACAACCAATACTTCTCCGCTGAGTCAATTTTATAGTATCTCTTATGAAACTTAATCATCATGTTACCATTTCGGTATACTTGTTTCATCTGACCAGTAAGAGCCTGTCTAATGTGAACAGTCTCGTGAACAATAGTTTCTAGAAATGTGGCTTTAGTAAACCTTGTAATGTTCTTCTTCGTGAAGAAGGGGTTAATCCAAATAACAAAGTTTCTTGGACCCCAACCTGGTGCTTCACCATAGTCTTCAACGTGAGCGTCCATATATGCTAACGGAACAGCATCTACGTTATGAACAGTAGTATTGTTTAAGGACTTATCAATCCTAATACTAATAGATTGAAGTTTATCTTTCTGTCTCTTAGTGAAGATATGGTCAACAGTGAAACGTGTAAGAGCAATAACATGCTTACGGAGCTTTGGGTTCAGCTTATTGGTACAAGTAATTTTCATAAGGGTAACTTTGGTTGCTTCTGGATCATATTTTGGTCTTCACACTCAGCTTCAAGCTTAGTGCGGATAGCTTCCGACTTTTTGATTAGAGAGGCAACAGCTTCAATCTCAATATTATGCTGTTCACAATAGAACATGATAGCCTCAAGATAACCCATACCCTTCTTGTGAACACAACTCTCAATCGTTGTTTGAAAGTTATTAACAGTAACCCTCTGATCTAAGTCAATCATACTTCTAGTACCTCTACTCCTGCTTGTTCAAACATTGTTTGCGCAAGTTCAATTGATTGTCGCCATCGTTGATTGAATGTATTATCCACAGGAACAGAAAGAAACACAACACGAGTGATGCCAGACTGAATAATACTACCAGCACAAGAAGCGCAAGGATGATGAGTAACATATATTGTGCAGCCAGCTGGACGGAGTAGAGAATTGAGGATAGCATTTTCTTCGGCGTGTTTAACGACTTGCAATTTTAGTTCTTTATTATTTAGTATATGATAGTCATCATGTACTCCTCTAGGTAAGCCATTGTAACCAAGAGAAACCACTCTACGTTGACTATCAACAATCACAGCACCAACCTTAGTTGATGGATCTTTAGACCATTGAGCAATATGGGTTGCTAAATTAATAAACCTTACATGCCACTTGATTTCTGGGTGGGGCTCAGCATAAGGATAGTTCAATGGTAAACTTGTTGTCATAAAAGAAAGGGGGCTAGAGAATCCAGCCCCCTTCCATACTCTAGTGCCTATTGGGAATTAGGCAGCGCGGGTGTAGAGCGAGCGAACAGCAATCTGAGTACGCCCGGCCTTCATATTGCGCGTGAAGCGCTTGGAAGGCTTACCGAGACGGTAAACAGTTGATGTGCGACCGTTAGCGAACGTCTTACGGTTCGAGTAAATTGGAAAACCAGCAAAGCGAGCTTCGCTAACGCGAGCAGCTGCACCAGTACCAACCTGCTTCTGAAGCTGAGAGAGTGTCAAACCATTACGGTTCTTCTTTAACTCAAGAACTTCAACAACGCGTGTCTTAGTAGAATTATGCATTTTAATAACCTCATCAATTAACATTAACAACTTCCTTGATATCACACTTATCAAGTTGGGTAAAGTATAAAGCACCTAAGACTAAAAGTCAACAGGACGCTTCAATAATTTTTTAGCTAACTTGACCTTTTCGAAGTATTCCCTTGTTAGTCCACGCTCTCGACCATAAGCCTCAATCTCCCAAGGTTGGTCATAGTAAGAAACTTTATTAATGTTATACTTCTTATTCTTATATACTGATACATTGAAGTCAGTTGATGGAAGGTCAATTAGTTCATTCTTAACAAACTGTTTAACATGAACCATTTCGTGGGCAAGTGCACTAATGATATACCTTAACGATACCTTTGGAGGTACAAAAATATTCATTACAAACTTTCGAGGTTGTCTGTTATTGTCCATCCATTCAACATTAGCACAATCGTCTTCATAATTTATAACTGGTTTCTTTACTAACTTTAACTTAATGTTAATTTGTTTGTTCAAGTCTTTTGTAAAGAATCTATTAGAAAAGAATCGAGCAAATTGTCTACAATGTTTGTGGTGTAATTTTGTTCCACCTTCAATTTGTAGTCTCATTACCGTTTCTCCATTGTTGCTACAACATTACTAGAATCCAATATTATAATGTGAATGTTAGGAGCTTGCCAGTGCCTGTTAAGGTAAGCTCAGAATCTTGAGCCACGACTACTGGAATTTCTAAATCAGAATTATGAACCTCACCATTAGCAAGTGTCATTGACCCTTCTAGCAATACTGCATGCCTATTATGCTCTACTTTTAGTTCACCATTAAAATCAACAAGCTGAAGAGCATTGATGGTTATGTTGGCATCATTTGGTTTAACTGCAACTGATACACACTCACTAGATCCTGTGCGTAGTACAAGAACAGCTGGATCTGAGTCAGACTGTTCAACAGGGACTTCTATTGGCCCTTCTGGTGCTTCAGGTACTCTATATGCTAGCAGTGTGTTAAGACCACCAAAGCGAAACTCGCCATTGGCCTGTAGTCTTCTCTTGTGGATTGTGTATTTGTTAGAAATTTTTGCGCCGTAAAAACTCATAGTAGCTACCTCTAAATTCCGTAATGATTGTAGAATTGTTCACGAGCCAAGTTAAACTTGTTTAAGTATGGATATGTAGTCTTCTCAAATATTTGTGCTTCAGAATCTACATCATTTGCTACAATAACCACTAAAGTATTTATCGGTTCTCTAGTTAGCTCGTACCAAGCACAGGCATAAGCTGAAGTTTGCATAAAATAATGCTCGATCCACCTCTCTTCCTTAGTTTTGGCTGATGTTTTGAAGTCAATAACAGCTAGCTTACCTTGGTACATTCCTATACAATCCACTGTCCCAGCTACCTTTAGGTAGTTTGACCAGATTGGCTTTTCTAGGGCATGAATAGCTGTTACGTTAGCATTCATGGCCCTTCTTAACTTATGGAATAAGTCCACAGCATCCGGCATTGCTTTGTTCTTATAATGCTCAAAGTCACTATGTTTTAAGATGTATTTTTCAGCCAAATTATGGACAACTGTACCCCTTCCGGAAGCCTTCTTAGATATTCTATTAGCAGTTTCTTCACCAACCTTAGCTCTCCATTGCTGGATGCCTTCTTTAGTTGTGAACCCAGTAACGGAAGTCACCGAAGGGAGCTTAGCCCCCTCCGGTGTTAGATACAATCTTGGTTCACCGTCTATCTTTTCTAATTTTGGAAAATTATATAGATGGGTTTTTAGTTCAAAGTCTACCCTATCCAAACCCTAGTTCCGTTTTAGCAATAATGTATTTTTTAACAAATCCTGATCTCACTATATCATCCACTAAAAACTCAATATAGTCAACATCAGCAACAGTGTTGAGGATCTTCATAAAGTCCTTCAGACCAGATTTGTCTTTGGTTGATTGTAAGTCAGTTTGTCTATAGTCACCACAGAAGATGATCTTAGAATAGTCACCAACTCTTGTAATGACTGAATCCAATTCACCAAATGTCATGTTTTGGATTTCGTCTACAAGGATAACTGTATTGTCTAATGTAAGACCCCTAATGAACGATGTAGACATAAACTCAACAATACCAGCTTCCTTGAGGATATCATATCCATCAACTCTTTGTGTTAGACAATTAATGATTTCTCTATATGGTTGTTCATAGACGCTTAACTTTTCTTCTAGTGTTCCTGGCATAAAGCCTATGTCTCTTGTAGGAACACAACTGCGGACTATGGCGATACGTTTGAACGCTTTATGCTCTAGTACTTCTTTTAGAGCAAGGTAGAGGCTGACGAATGTCTTTCCTGTGCCTGCGATACCGTGTAGTAGTAAGTGAGATTTATAGAATGACTCAAATACTTTTTGCTGCGCTTTTGTTATTGGATATATCTGATGTAGCTTGACTCCTTGCTGATGTTGGTTACCGTTAACTGCTAATCTAAGTTTCTTCTTAGCTTTGTTTGGCATTGAGTACTACCTTTTGTTACCATGTGTTGATGTTACTCCTTTTATGCTTAGACTTAATATTTTTAAGGACGTCACGGAATCCTGCATCAGGCTTTTTACGGCCAAGGAGGTGTGGATCTCCGATTGGGGGAGCTTGTGTGATTATAATCTCTAGGAGAGGGTTCGCAGCTAGGTACTCGTCTAGCTTGGAGATAGACATGAACTCCTCATGTACTTCACCTGTCTTGGTGTTTTCAAAAGTGTATGTAGGCATATGTTTATTTATCAATCTTAAAGTTTTTGCCTGTGACTTCATTAATAAATTCTAAAAATTTTTCTGCTTCTTTTTTCTT